CACATCCAGCACGCCACTGATCGTGGTGCTTTCCACAGGCATCATCAACAGCACTGCCCTGCTGGGCCTGTCAGGAAATAGCGTCACGGTTCATGTGACCGATGGTGCATCCAGTTCGGTGGTCTATTCCAGAACAACGGGCCTGGATGGCACGATCTTGGATGACTGGTATATGTACTTTTTCGAGCCATTTGTGCAAAAAGGCGAGGTGGTGCTGACTGACCTGCCACCCTATAATTCCGGCTACTTGGTGATGATCTTGAGTGGCGCAAGCACGGTTTCAATTGGCGAGTTGATGGTCGGCACGGTTTACGCTTTGGGCGATTACGCTCTGGAGCAAGGGGCCAGCATTGGGATCATTGATTACAGCCGGAAGGATACCGATCCAGACACTGGTAAAACGACATTTGTGGAGCGTGCATTTAGCAAGCGCATGTCGGGCCAGTTCCTGATTGACAATGTAAGTCTGAACGGTGTTCAGCGCATCCTGTCAGACATTCGCGCAGTGCCATCGGTGTTCATCGGGTCAGAGGATGATGAGTATTCGCCTCTGTTGGTTTATGGCTTCTACCGAGATTTCAGCATTGATATTGCTTATCCGACCAAGAGTTTTTGCAGACTTGAGGTCGAGGGCTTGATTTAAAAAGGATGAATTGATATGCCAATGACAGCACTGCCAACGCCACCATCGCGCAGCGATCCAGCAAACTTTGCTGCTAGGGCTGATGCCTTCTTGGGTGCATTGCCAACATTCCAAGTTGAGGCCAATGCCCTTGAAGTGGCAGTCGATGCTGATGCTGTTGCAGCAGCGGCCAGCGCCAGCGCAGCGACAACGCAAGCTGGATTGGCGCAGACAGCCGCCAATGCAGCGGCTGCAACGGCTGGGGCCAGCCCATGGGTTAGTGGCACGACATACGCCATTGGTAATGTGGTCTGGTCACCAATAAATTCTTTGTCATATCGCCGCATCACCAATGGTGCAGGCACTACTGACCCATCAGCCGATCCAACAAACTGGACGCAGATCGCTGGCACTGGTGATGTGAGCCAAACAGGCACACAAACACTGTCGAACAAGACATTCAGAAACGCCAAAGAATTCATCACTGTTGCAGCGGTCGCAGCCACTGGCACGATCAATTACGATGTGGCAACGCAGTCGGTTCTTTATTACACGACAAACGCCAGCGCAAACTTTACGGTCAACATTCGTGGCAGTTCTACTGTGACTCTTAATTCACTGATGGCTGTGGGCGAGTCATACACGGTGGCATTTCTAAACACCAACGGTGGCACAGCGTTTTTCAATAACGTGATCCAAGTCGATGGCACTGTGACAGGTGTCACGACTCGCTGGCAAGGTGGCACAGCACCAGCGGCTGGCAATGCCAGTTCAATCGACAGCTACGTTTATACGGTCATCAAAACGGCCAACGCAGTTTTCACTGTTATCGCTTCTCAGACTCGATTCGGTTAAGGGTTTGCCATGAGTTTTATTGCACAAGAAGGATCACTGAATGCAACAGGCTGGGGGCGTAATCTGGAAAGAGCGCAGTTGCCACAGTATGTTTCATTTTTATTCAAGCAAACGGCAGACAGTTTTGGCATGGTGATGGGCTGTGCTGTTCAAGATTCCGACGGCGCAATTTATGTTGGTGGAATGAACAGAACGAACAACGGAAGTTTTCTGGCAATTTGGAAGTTCGCTCCAAATGGTTCAATCGCCTGGAGTCGCAGATATATAGATGTAATTCAAGAAGAATATCGAGGCATTGAAATTGATGCAACTTATGTTTATGTGAGTAGAACAAACTCCAACAACATTGAAAGATATTTAAAATCTAATGGCAGCCCTGATGCCACATGGGCTAATACCAGTCAAGACTATGATAATTTAGTCAGACTGCCAGATGGAATTTATTACTTATCAGGCTCATATATACAACAAGTCCCATCAACAATGACGGGAACAACTACCAGATTTAATTTCGGATATAACAACTCTTATGAATTTAAATTGGGGAACGATGGATTTTTATATTTGAACGGAGAAGAGGGTTATTCTCCATATTACACAAACGTCCAAAAAGTTAATACATCAACAAAGCAAATTGTCGGCAATGTTTTGAGAATTGGAAACTCAACCGCAGGGGCTGGTGAGGGGTTTCGTTTTAGCAAATGTGTTGTCGATTCAAGCGGTAATTGTTATGTGGCCACAAGGTATTCGCTTGATGGCGCAACAAACACGCTTGTTTTATTAAAAATAAATCCAACTGGCCCATCAATTATTTGGAAGAAAAAATACACGATAAATTCATTTCCAGTGCAATTTTATGTTCGGGGCAATCCATTTGACATTGCAATGAGCGATGACAACAAATTATTTATTGGATCTGCAAGTGAGTACAACGGCGAAAACCATTTTTTGCAAATCAACACTGATGATGGAAGCGTTATCTGGAATAGAACTTTCACTTACTCAGGCGGATCTGGTGCCAATTCAAGAATGCGTTTAATGACATCAGGTAGAACTTTGACTGCTGTTATTGGTGGAATTTTTGGGCCAATAATGGCTATATTCAGAATGCTGGTTGGTTCGACTGCTGTCACAAGTTATGTTTTAAATGGAACAACTGTTACTGTAACTGCCCCAGCCGTTACGGTGGCTAACGACACAAGCGTGACAACACTTCTGACTTCTACGTCCTACTTTCCAAGCACAGCGACAAGCGGGGCAGCCGCTTCCAATCCATCAACCACCAACAACACGCAATATGTTGGGCCATTTACGGCAACACTCACATAACGGAGTAAATCAATGTTCGCAAAAATCAAAGATGGCGCAGTGGTTCAATTCCCTTATGGGATGAATGAACTGCAAGCAGAAAACCCGTACACCAACTACAACGGCGCATACGATGTGGCGGCGATTTTCCCCACCACACAAGCTGCAACAGTTCACGGGCAAGAGCTTGTCCCCGTGACCATGTTGCCATCTCCAGAGCATGACCAGCGCACGCAATTAGTAACACTTGGTGAGCCTGCCTTAGTCGATGGCGAGTGGACTGTTGGCTGGATTGTTACCAACAAGACGCAAGAGCAACTGGATCAGGCCAACGCTAATCAGGCCGCACAGATCCGCAATGATCGCAATGCCAAGTTGACCGCCAGCGATTGGACGCAGTTGGCCGACAGCACTGCGAACAAAGCAGCATGGGCCACTTATCGCCAAGCCTTGCGTGACATCAGCGATCAGGCTGGATTTCCTTGGACAATCACTTGGCCCACTAAGCCGGAGTAAAAATGAGCGATCAGATTGATGCAACTGAAGCACGCCTGACCACACATGAGCAGGTTTGCGCCCATAGGTATGAGGGCATCCAAAAGTCGTTTGAGTCAGGCTCCAAGCGCATGGCAAAGATCGAATATCTGCTTTACGCAGTGATCGCGGCGGTCTTGCTTGGCCCAGGCGTGGCAGCCGAGTTTGTGAAAAAGATCTTTGGCTTATGAAAGACTTGGCCGTATCGTTTATCGCTGCGGTCCTTCTTGTTGGGCTAGTGATTTGGTGCGTGAGAATTTTGGTCGAATTCTTGTCATGAGAATTAAAATCGCCATCGGCATCATTGCCGTTTGGTGGCTTTTTCAAGTCGCCCTTATCGTTGTAAAGGGTGGATATGTTGGTTGAACTCGCGGCGGCGAACGCAGCTTTTGCAGTCATCAAAGAGACTGTGCAAAACGGCGGCGACATCATGGCCGCTGGCGCAAAGTTGTTCGATTACTTCGACAACAAAAACGCTATCCAAAAAAAGGCCGACAGCTCCAACGACATGGAAGCGTTTGCGGCCCTGGAGCAGATCAAGAACAACGAAGCCGAACTCAAGCGCATGATGGTTTACCACGGCAGGGCTGGCCTGTGGGACGACTGGCTGGAATTCCAAAAACAAGCCAAGCACAAGCGCCTCGCCGCTGAGAAGGCCGCTGCACGGGCCAAGGCTGCCCGTATCGCCAAGGCTTGGGCAATCGCTGGCTGGAGCCTGATCGGGGTGCTGTTCAGCACGCTAATGGTGATCGGCATTTGGGTGGTGGATCAAATCAAAAATCACAGGTGAAGGGTTCGGGTTATGAAACACCTTGCATTGATTTTTGCGCTGCTGGCGCTGGCAGGGTGTGAGAACTCATATCGCTATGCCTGCCAAAACCCTGACAACTTCCACAAGCCCGAGTGCATGAAACCCCGGTGCTTGTTTACGCAAGACTGCCCAGAATATCTGGTGGCCCCTATCTTGGAGAAACAAATTGACCAAACCCGACCAGCCTCAGAGCCAGCCCCTGTCCGCTGATGAGGCTATCGCCTTATTGGAGGTAAGAATCTGGGCCTTTGTGGTGGTGGCCGTGACCGTCATTTTGTTTGGCATCGTGGTGGCTTTGCTGTATTCAGTGACCTTTGTCACCCAGCCGATCAAATCGATGGCCCCTATCGATCAGGCATACACCAAGATGCTGAACGACATTGTGCTGCTGATCGTGGGCGGCATCGGCGGGGTGATCGGCAAGCGTGCTGTATCTGGCGCGGCCAAGTCGATGATGCCAAGACCCACACAGCAGCCGATGTGCCAGCCCATGATGGGTGGATACCCTCAAAGCAGTTATGCGCCACCACAGTCTGCATATGGCTTGCCCAGCCAGCCATTTGGCGCCATGCCCGTGTGGAAGAATCCAGAGCTTGACGAATCCTGGACACCTGGCCCACCACCAACAACACCACCAGAGCATCAAGAGGATGACGAAGATCGAGCAGAGATTGCGGCAGCGCGTAAGGAGTCCGAATGACATCAATACAGCGCACAGCCATCGCGGTGTTTCTGACCCTGCTGGTGGTGTTCGGAATCTACAAGTGGGGCTATGGCCGAGGCTGGGGTGATCGTGATGTTGAGATGCAAACCGAGATCGCCAAAAAGAATGAAGAGGCCAGACAGACCGAGCAGAAGCTGGCCGAGGTGGTGCAAGTCAAAGAAACCGAACTGCGAAAGGCCAATGATGTCATTAACAAAAAGCAAACTGATCTTAATGCTGCCATTCGTGCTGGCCGGGTGCGCCTCTCCACCGCCAGTTGTCCACAAGCCCCCACAAGTGCCCCCATTGCCATTAGAGATCTCGACCAAGCGCGAGGCCAACCTAGTGGATCGCCTGACCAAGCTGCTGGTGATACAGCCCCAAGCGAGTCCGAGCGCGAAACCCTGAGACTGATCGCCGAGATCGCAGCCGATGGCGACAGGGCCATCAATCAACTCAATGCCTGCATCACCGCATATGAAGAAATAAGGACCACCATCAATGCTCAACAGTGACCAACTCAAAAAGATGCACATTGGCGCAGAATGGGTGGATGCGCTCAATGAGACATTTGATCGATTTCAAATTGACACACCCATGCGCCAAGCCTCATTTATCGGGCAATGCGGCCATGAATGCGCCAACTTCAGGGTGCTGGAAGAAAATCTGAATTACAGGGCTGCAACGCTGCTAAAGCTGTTCCCTCGCACGCCTCGCAGGGCATGGGGCTTTACGCCTGAAGAGGCCGCAGCCTATGAGCGCCAGCCAAAGAAGATCGCCAATCGCATCTATGGCAACCGCATGAACAACCGCGATGAGGCATCGGGTGATGGCTTCAGATTTCGTGGCCGTGGCTGCATCCAGTTGACCGGCGCGGCCAACTACCATCATGCAGGCAAGGCTCTGGGCGTGGATTTCATCATGGAGCCTGATCTGGTGGCGACACCTAAATATGCGGCCATGACTGCCGGGTGGTTTTGGAACACACACAAGATCAACCAATATGCCGATGTTCAGGATTGGGTCACCATGACCAAGCGCATCAATGGCGGCACGATTGGCCTCGATGACCGAATCAAGCACATCATGCAGGCTTTACAAATTCTGTCCTGATTGATGTATGCTGGAGTCGCTGCATTGCCATTGCAGCAACTCCTGATGAGAACTTGCCAAGGCTTTATGCCTTGGCTTTTTTTTGGGTGAAGTGTGTCCAGCACTTGGCACACAGCCATCTTTTTGCGCTGGTCTGCACGCCACCATCTGGCAGCCTGTCACGTTCACACTTGTTGCAGAATTTGAACACGCTCATTCCTTCACGAACAGGCCATTCGGCATGAGCGTCCCTTTGCGGTCTTTGATCTCATCGTAAGCATTGGCCATGCAGGTGACCAGATCGATGTCGGACAAGGCGCAATAGTTGATGAGGCAGACCATCACATCACCGACCGAATCCTCCATGCCTGGGCGATTATTCCTGATGGTGGCTGCGGTCAGTTCGCCCATCTCTTCATATGCTTTAAGAAGCTGGGCTTGTGGCGTGCTATTAGGGATGATCTTTCGGGCTTCAGACCACTGGATGATCTTCATTTCAATCTGTGAATAACTCATGATTGGATCTCCTCGATAAGCACTCTTACACGAACTACTTCATTCGGTGCTTTGTAATGATCTGCTAAAAGTTCAGAAACATTTTGGGCATTTTGCTTGTTTGAAACCAAAGCAGGCACCCCGTGCTGGGGTTCGTAATAACCTCCGGCATTAAATTTGATTGCCCACATCTCCATTTCTTTTTTCATGATGACCACCATGCCACCAAGAGGGCTGCCATGCCGATGCCGATGGCTGTGGCCAGCACTGGGCCTTGGATGCGCTGCCAAAGGCTTGGCTTGCGGCCATATCCCTGAATCCATGTGCAGTCTGCAAAGTTGCGGGGGGTGGTGAGGTGTGAGGGTTTCATTTCGTTTCTTTCGTTTAAAGGGGGCCAGTGGCCCCGGTGGGTTTATTCGACAGTGCCGTTTGCGTAGACAACTACGTCTTTGCCACTAGGCAGCCGCACATTGGCAGATACTGCGCCCTGCTCTTGTTGCAGATAGCGAATTACAGAAGCGATAACTTGTGAATCGGTCATGTGACCTCCAAGAGTTGTTGATGTGTTGAATCATACACACAAAAACACAATAAAACACAACAGGCAAACAATTATTTATTTCGTGTCTTTTTTACAACAACGTCATGCGGCTTGCCCTTGCCTTTGATGATGTCGTGCAGCTTCATTTCGGTTTTGCGGTGGCAGTGGATCATGACCCTGGCAGGCAGCACCTCGATCAACTGGGCGTAATCTTCCAGCACTGCGCGAATGGTCACGATCCCCTTGGCATCGAGGCGAATCACGCCATGCTCAAAGTGTCTGCGGCCAGCTTGGGCCATGGCAGACACAGCGTCTTGCAGCAGTCCACTGCTGTCGGTGATCTGCACTGGATCGCCATCGCAGTCAATCCACCAGCCATTGTTTGTGAGGGTCAGTGTCTCGATCATGTTGATGGCATCACTGACCACTTGCCAGTCATCCATTGTGGGCTTGTCGGCTGTCTCAAGGGCGTGCAGCCCTTGGTGCATTCTTGAGAGTTGATGCCGGATCTTGAACTCTGGCAGCGGCTTGTCTTTGGCAGCCATGATTTCATCCATCAGGCTGTATGTCATGCGCAGCTTCATCGCATCAACCCTGCAAATGGGTTCATGCTGGCACTGACAACACGCCTTGCCCGATGGCCCTTGACCTTGGTTATTGTGCTGGGGCTGACACCATAAATCACCGCCAATGCCCTGCTGGACTCGCTGGACATGACAATATTATGGACTTGTTCGTCAGACAGTTTACGGCGACCAACTGCGGCGGCTTGCAGTTTTGCAATCCTAGTTGGTGCGTTATGCCTGACGTTCTTTGCCATGGCTGCCATGTGCTTTTTGGTGTCCACCACTTTGATGTGTTCAATCCTGACACACAGGTCATTGCCACAAGTGGTCTTGTAATATGCCCGATATGGCAACTTGCGGCCACTGAGCAACATCACTAGTTTGCGCACAGACACCATCTTGCCAGCTTGACTGACTTGGGGGTTGTTGCCATCGTATGAATAACCGAGCCATTCGATGCAGTCGCCTTCAACACTGGTGCGCTGCATGAGGCTTTCAATCGTGTGAATCGTTATCGTGCGTTTTTTACGTTTTTTCGGTGCGGTCATTTTTGATTGAAATGGGTTTTGAGAATGTGCAGAACTTGAGAGGCCACTGTGCGCGTGTTGTCCTCGGCTTCTTTTTTCAGGGCGTCCATGAGGGCAGGTGTGACCCTGATATTCATGAATTTAGTTTTGGCTTCTTTGTCTGTCTGGGTGGTCATGTTTGTCCTTTGAGGTGCAGGGCTTCCACCTGCTCCCACTTCACTTTAGAGTCTGCGTGTCCAAGACTTGCGGGGTGATTCGCTTAATGCGGGGTGATCTATTTATGCCCAGTTGTCATCATCGGCAGCAGCAGCGGCTGGAGCGCCACCACCGAGGCCGAATTCATCGGCTGCTGTCATGCGAGGTGCGCCCAGCGGTTCGCCTTTGGCAACCAGCAAGACGTTATTCAGGCCAAATGCCACACCCTTGTTGCCGACTGCATCGTAAGCATAGGCATTGACCGACAGGCGCACATAATCGCCAGACACAACAGCATCAGGGTCGATCAATTCGCGGTTGTTGGTGTCGATCACCGATGGTTTGTTGCGGTCAGCATCGGTCTTGCAGTTAAAGAACAAATGGCCCTTGTACTCAGCACCCATGGGGCTGCCATCGTCCTTGGTGGATGTGTCGCCATCGCGCAATGGGTTTTTCAAGCCCTTGGGCGGCGTGCCCCCGAACTTCTTATCAATGGCAGCCTTGGCCGCAGCCTTGAGGCCATTGATCGTGTCTGTGTCGGTCTTTGGAACAAGCACCACAGCAGAATATTCATTCTTGCCATTCATTTCGTTCTTGCCTGGGCGCATGATCTTGGCATAGGACAAACGGACTTTCCCGGTTACAAATCGTGTTGACATTTTCGGTTCCTTACGGTTACAGGTTTAAATGTGAATTGTTGACAACAAATCACGTTGACAGCATACCACAGATCAAAGGATCTGCTCGATGATGTTTAGTTTTTTGAGCACTTTGCCCAAAATCGTGTGATCCAAGCTGTTGCGCGTGGTCAGGATATACACAGCAGGCGCGATGCCGAATTTCTGGATGTTCTCGACCCTCGCTGATGCCTGCTCAAATGCACTGGTGGCCCAAGTCGCCTCGACAAAAATCACGGTGCTGGACTTGGACAGATCAACACCCTCAGACAGCGTGGCAATGTTGCCAATGATGACCTTGGCCTCGCCTGATTGAAATGCGTCGATGTGCTTTTGCCGATCTGCTGCTGGGGTTTCGCCAGTGACCATGACAGGCTGGTAATCCTTGAGGCCATCGTGCAGCATTGCGGCCACATCTTTGTGCCAAGCAAAGACCACCAGCGATTCTGATGGGTCATCATCCAGCTTGCCTTTGATGAAATCCAGCGCCAGCGGGACTTTCCTGATACCACCCTCGCGCATGATCTCGGACAGGCCATCCAGCGCCAGAATCAGGTTTGGGTTTTGCATCAGCAC